TGGATCATCGTGGTCGGACCAAACGAGCGCATGGTGAGACCCCGCTCCGCCGGATTCAACTTCGATGTCTATGACATCGTGGAAGGGAACAGGATAGTGCGGAACCCGGATAGTCCGCCCGACATCCACGTCGAGCTGGCTGAGATGTGTGAGATTTACGCGCTGGCCGTAAGGCTTGGCTACGTGGAGACGGCGGATGGATGAAGAACTGAGGAAGAAGGTTGAGCAGTATATCAGAGAGCAGGAGAGACTGATGAAGAGCCAAGGGATAACAAGTGGGGCTATCAGGCAGACGGGATATAACGGTGCGAAGCAGGCCACCGTGTATTCACTGGCCGAGGTGCAGCTGGTGAGCGGGGACATGGTCGGCATGACTATCACGGCGTCACCGACGATCAGCAAATACCTGATGGAGGCCATGCAAGGCACCGGGTTTCTGCACCTCTACAACGACGAAGAGACCCTGATGCTCCGCGCCGCGGACGTGCGGGCGATCAAGCTGACCAAGATAACGAAGGAGTAACCCAATGGGATACAGGAGTGACGTGGTGATCGCCTTTGCCTTCGCCAGCAAGGAGCAGATCGACGAGGTGATGGCGATCTATCGTATGGACCCACGAGTGCAGAAGAACGGTCTGGAGACGGCGTGGACGATCCACGAGCACGAGGGCTCAGTGTTCCTCACTTATTCCGCCGATTGTGTGAAATGGTATGACAGTTACGAGGACGTGCAGGGGCTCCAGCACATGTCCGCACTGGTAAAATCGTTTGACGATGAGCGTGGGCGGGGAGAGGGCAATCTGCCGTTGTTCCCATTTGCCTATCGCTTCGTCCGCATTGGGGAGGAAGATCAAGACATCGAGTCGGACTCCGACTACAGCGACATGGGCCTCATGGATCAACTCTGGGACCGCATGTCCCTAACCCGTGAGATCAATACAGACTTCTAACCGCCGTTAGGCCACAGACTAACAAGAGGATCAATCCAATGACTTACATCAACAGACTGAACAGCTTCGACGAGGTCGCCGCAAGGTATGCCAAGACCCCCGTGCTCAAGAGCAAGCAGCACACCCTCGAGGAGGACATTCGTCCAATTGGCAAGCGTGCCCGCAAGTGGGAGCGGATCATCAAGGTCAATGACCACTGCTACGCCCTGTCCTGCGGCGGCTACGCCGACCCGGTATTCAACTGGGGCTACAGAGAACCGCTCAAGGCGCATCCCCTGACCCCCAAGGACATCGCGCTGTGCTCTCCCATCGTGTGGCGCAAGCACAAGGATGGCACCGAGACGATCACCGTGCGCAACGGGCCGGGCGAGTGGCAGCACAACCAGACCTACTCTTTCATTGCCCGTGCGCTGCCCCGTGAACTCTGGTTCCGCCAGACCCGTGAGGGGCTGCAGTATATCTACAACCGCGCAGCCGGACAGACACTGCACCTGCCCAAGACCCGCACCGTGCCGCGCCACATCTTCGAGTATCACAAGCAGCAGGCCGCGAAGAAAGCATCCTTGTGGTATACCGAGCGTCACCGCGCGTTCCAGACCGGGGATGATGGGCTCAGCGTGACGTTCAAGCGCGAGGCTGATGGTAAGTTTACCCTCGTCGGCGAGCCTCACAAGGTCATGGTGGACCGCACGCGTGTGAACAAGGACGAGAAGCGCGAGTTCAAACCGCACATCGAGGCACTCTACGAGTGGGCGCAGACCATGTATCCCATGATGCGCGACCAGATGAACTGGAACTTTCGGATGGAGATGAACAAGCAGCTCGATCAGATCGCTGCGGATCACAAGATCAAGGGCTACAGCAAGAGCCACGCTATCCTGTTCATGAACACTGAGAAGGCGCTCGTGCGTGCCATCCTGAAAGACCCTGAGCATGTGATGCGTTACGGCTTAGGTGTCGCAGCCATGCTGGATATGCACGACGCAGAGCGTTCATACAACGGCGACAAGGACGACGTGAAGGCACTGGGTAAGCACATCCGCGCATGCTTCAACAGATGGATCAATGAAACGGCTGGCTTTGCCACCAAAGTGAAGATGGAGAAATAAAATGACATTCACACATGAACTTGTATCGTCGGTTACGAGCGGGAGCCGCTTGGCGCGGCACAAAAGCTACGCGGACTACTACCGCCACCTCGGGCCCTTTGGCTCTTTCATGAACGAGGTCGAGCGCACCCTCGATGTTAAGTTGCACATGGACGGGAGTTCGCACGCCCTAGTCTACCGGGAGGGCGACATCCACGTGCTCGGCGAGATCGGCTACAGTGATGTGCGTGTGCGAGGTTCAGGGGAGAGCAAGCCCCAGTTCTACGTGCGGACCAAAGGGATCGTGAACGACAAGTATAAGCACAGCGCGTGGCAGTACAACATCGTGACCACAAAGTCCCTGCGGGGCGCGGTGAAACTGGCCAAGGACCACCTCATTCCGATCACACCGCGCAGAAGCCTAGAGTGGACGGCGGGGCGGGCCAAGCGTCTGATCGAGGGATCGGCAAGCAAGCACCACGATACCGCACGCCGATTGCTGCGTGATTTTAGTGGGGAGACTGGCTACGGGCAGTCGTTCGACAACGCCTTCTGGAAAGAGGTGCGCCACATGACGTTCATCGACCCGACCGTGCGGGCCACTATGGCAAACATGTTTGAGGCTGTCGATAACTGGAGAGAGGCCATGGCAGCCAAGGGCAAGACACACTTCGTCGGGTTCTCCGATAACTACGGGCAGCTGGTGGCACACGCCGCAGGGATCGAGTTTGTGGACCCCATGAAGGTCAGTGATGTGGTCGGCATGGACGCAACCGCCCTGCCCGACTGGATGCGGGGGAGGATCGCTGTGCTGCAGATGACCGAGCCGGATACTTACGTCGATGGTGTCGGCCTGCGCATGGACGACAAGGTCTATTACATCATGGAGGACAACGGATGAAGAACAGAATGAAGCGTATGGTGGACCTGCAGAGGATCACGGAACATGATCTGGCTGCAGCGGGAGTGCCCAAACACTTTCGTGCTATCGCGGATGTGCTGACAAAGTCGGCCCGGACCAAGGAGATGCGTGCCCAGTGGACCGCAGACTTTGAGAATGTTTATCGTGTTATGATAACGCCTACCACTAAACAGGTCGAGGTTGTATGCCTTGGCATTGATAGTGTTGACAGTGAAGCAGAAGGCACCTATTCTGACAGTTCGCAATTACCTGCGTGGATGCAGGAGAAGCTGGCTGTTCTGTCAATGATGAAAGTTGATCCCCCACAGACAAAGGTCGAGGGGGTCGGCATGCGTATCGACGACGATGTGTTCTGGGTCATCAAGGGAGCATGAGATGACAAACTTTGAGGTGTTCCTCACGCAGATCGGCTTCCTGCCGAAACCTGCGCCGCAGAAGGTCGAAGCCGTTAGGCAGCCGACTAACAACGAATGGTATAAACAAGGAAAGGAGTGCCCGTTTTGAGCAACGACCCTATGAGCCCGAACATAACCTCGGAAAAGCTGGACGAAATCATGGCAACGCTGCCCGATAGGCTGGAGGAGGCTGAGATTTCCGCGCTGACGCTGACCATCCACAACGCCTATCTCGATGAGCCAGCCGAGATCATCAACAACCTGATCGCCACGATCTACTCCTACGGCATGTCTATCGGGATCAGCTACCCGTCGATCTCTGAGGGGCTGCGCCGGACCGCGGACATGCAGGACGAGGACTATCAGATTCGGATGCGGAACTGATGGCCGACACCCCGGAGAAGAAGGTCAAAGCCAAGGTGGTCGCCCAGCTGAAAACGCTGGGTGCCTACTACTTCTACCCAGTGACGGGCGGCTACGGTGCATCGGGTGTTCCTGACATCGTCGCCTGTCTCAGGGGGCGGTTCATCGGCATCGAGTGCAAGGCCAATGGCAACAAGCCGACGGCACTGCAGAAGATGAACCTAGACAATATCGCGGCGCAGGGCGGCATCGCTCTCGTCATCGACGAAACCAACGTGAATGAATTGAAAGGGATGATCGAAAATGTTCTGGAAAGCTAAACGCGCCGAGCCCATGCCGAACCGTGACATCTACTCCGAGGCGGCACTGGGGATCAGCAACGCAGCATCCGTGCTGCCACCTAAGCGGTTCATGGACTTGGTCTACTGGGCCATCATCACCAACCGTCAGATCAGCGTCGAGGACATCGACGCACTGGCCAACCGACTGTCGCGCATGGCGTGGGAACGGGGGCGGAAATGAAAGAGCTGACAAGCAACGCCCAGCAGTGCGCCATCCACATGAAGTTTGGCTTCCTGCCCGTGGTTATGGTCCGCCGCGCCGTGCCTGACAAAGCGCCGGGGTGGTGGAAGTGGGGCCGCTGGCGCTTCGCAAGGCTGACCGAGGTGGTCGCTCTGAACTCGAGGCTTATGGGGACATGGAGGGACTAGCATGATTACCCACAACAGGATGACTGACAGAAACTGGATCATCTACTGTGCGCGGGTGAGGGACAAGAGGACGCTCAAGTCCGTCGCTGATGAGAACAACATAACCCGGGAGCGGGTGCGGCAGATCGTGAGCAAGGGGAACCGTGTGCTTGAATACATGGGTGCCGTGAATGCAGCGCCGAAAGACACCCTCGGGTGCCTCGTGCTGTCAACTCGCGTGGAGAATGCAATCGCCAATGAGGCGTGGCCAGACTGGAGGTCGGTTAAGATAAGAGACTTCCTGAGAGCCCACCCGCACTCGAAGTTCAGGATGTACCCGAATGTCGGGAAGAAGGCCCTAGCGGAACTGCGTGATGCTGTCGCTGTCTTTGACGAGGAGGCCGCAACGCGTTGGTTCAATGGAGAGGAGATACCGGAATGACCACATACCTGACGATCCTATGGATCACGATGCACGGCGGGCCTATCGACGGTTCCAGCTATGGCATCCCGTTCCTAACCGAGGAAGCCTGCAGGCAGGCGATGGTGCCCGTGGGCGATGCCCTCGACTATGACTACAGCATGGAGTGCACCCCCATGCCCGTTGAAGTGGAGATGCTGCCATGAATGACGAAGTACTGTGCAACGCGCTGCGTTACGAGAAGTGGGACGAAGCCGCCGACCGCATCGAAGCCCTGACCGAGCAACTCAACATCTGCCGCATGGCGCAGGTTGTGATGGAGAACGGGATTGCTGAGGCGGAGAAGGAGCGGGATGACTATGCCTTCAAGTTGGCCGATGCAAACAACACCTACAGTGAGATGCACGTTGCGCTGAGCGAGGCTAACGACAAGCTGGCAACCTGCGAGAAATACCGGGACGCCTATGCCGAGTGTGACAGGATCGGGACGCAGGCTGTCCGTGATCTTGAGGCCAAGCTGGCGAAGGCGGTGGAGGCGCTGCGGTATTACGCTGTTGAGGCAATGCCGTGGGAAGCTGATGACAGCCTTATTGCCCGCACCACGCTGGCCGAGATTGAGGGAGAGAAGGGCGAGGAGCAGGAGGGATGATAGACCCCGAGATAAGGAACCGAATACGTGTGGCAGCGGCGGCATATGCCTACGAGGTCGAGAACGATCCGATCCTGACAGATGCAGAGTTCGACGCCCTGTGTTTGTCGATCAACCCCCAAGTGCAGACAGGTAACCCGGTGACGGATAAGTTCTTCCGTGAGGAGTTCGACCCCAACACTGGATCGTGGGTGCATCGTCATCCAAACAAAGCGGGTCTGGCTCAGGTCACGGCACTGCACAGGAAGGAGAAGAAATGAGCGGAAAGAAGATCATCGACGCCATGCGGGAGGCCGTAAGCATCGCACAAGTTATGGCGAAACTCAGCGACGAGGACTTGTTGCGGGAGCTGATCCGCCGCAACGGGATCGTGGACGCACCGACCGGACGCACACCTCATGAGTATGAGGTTCTGCTGGGGATCGGGAAGGACCACCACTGCTACATCACCTTCCACAAAGAAGATGTGGTGGCGCTGACGGGGAGGAAGCCATGAGCGGAGCACTGAAAATCAACCACCTCATCTGCCCTCTGTGCGGTGAGAAAAGTCTGGCCGGGACGGCTGACAGCAGGCCGATCCACATGGAGGAGTTTGGTGTCGCAGCCCATGCGGTCAGGAGACGCCGTGACTGCCTGTCCTGCGGCGGAAGGTCAACGACCTTTGAACTCACCGAGGAGGCCCTACACGCCATCGCCCACCGGGTGACTGGCACGAACCTCAAGATCGGATTCTTGGCCCAGCGTATCGTTGATCTTATTGAGGGGAAGGAACCATGACCCTGAAAGTCATACCGGGCGCAGGCCAGAGGGCCGAGGACGTGACGGGCGAGATGGCAGATCGCATCAAAGAGGTGATCTACGAATACAGTGGGCGGCTGACGCTGGCCGCTGCCATGGGTGTGCTGGCCATTGTGCAGCATGAACTAATGATGGATCACGAAGATGCCCCGTGACCCGTCCAACAGCCCCGGAGCGAGAGCATTGAGGCTGGCTGGATACGTCAAGCTCCCTGCGTGGTGGGTGACGCAGGAGCAGTTGGACCTAATAGAATACATGGCCCGGCAGAATCTGCCGGACATCAACAGAATCAAACTGGAAGCAGAGGACAGACATGACTGGTAGAAAGTTTCTCACGCGCGACATGCTCATCGCGGCGCGGGATAAGGGGTGGAGCGTATCGTTGACCGCGGCCCACTATGGGATGCACCGGAAGTCAATTGACGCTGCGTGTGAGCGCTTCGGGATCGCCCTACCCCTACACAAGTTCTCACCCACGGTGCCGTCCAAGACGAAGCCCAAACTCGAGGATCAGGGCAGCGATAAGAGAACCCCGGCGATCTGGTCGTGCAGTCCCGCCGCAGTAGAAAGAGCACTCGCAAAGATGAAGGAGAGAGGTAATGTCTGATATGAGTGACGAAGAGCAGGCAGTCTGGGAATACCTGCTAAAGAACAAGACCGCGTCCGCACTGGAAGTGGCCATCAACTGCAGTTCGTCGGTGGAATTTGCCCAACGCTGCATCGACCGGATCGGCACCCCGAGAGAGGTGTTCGAGAAGGAGCTGCGCAAAGAGCTGCGGGCTGACGAGATGAACCAGCCCCGTGAAGTTACGCCGACCCGGGTGCAGACCTTGGAGACTGCAATCAAACTGACGGCGGGGGATCGGAACAAGGCATACGGACCCCCGCATCGCAACCTGTCGGACTGTGCTCTACTGTGGGACGCCTATCTGGCTATCCGCAACGGGGCACAACTCGACGCTGAGGCTGTGGCATGGATGAACGTGCTGCAGAAGATCGCGCGTTCCGCGCAACCGGGCTACCACCCGGACAACTACACTGACGCTGCGGCCTACTCAGCCATTGCTGGTGAGTGTCGTGAAATTGACTTCGAAATCGAAATGGAAAAGGACAAATGACCATGACCCTGAACTACTTCAAACCGACCGACCTCAAGCGCATTGAGGGTACGTTTAACTACAAGGCGAAAACTGGTATCGGTTTTGCCATCACGCCTGACGACGAGCAGGTTTTCATCACTGCACGTGACGTCGATCAGCTCGGGTTGGATATCGGAGATAGCGTTGTGGCCTACGCCGTTGACAACTATGCGAAGCCGGAGACCGCACACTTCACCTCTCGCTGGCGTGCAATTCGTGTGGAGTTGGTATCCCGCATCACCGACATTGTTAGTCAAGTGCCTAACGCCACCCCAGTGTATGCAGCGCCCGCCGCTGCGATTCCTACCGACTTCGTTGGGACCATGGACCTGCTTATGGCTGACGCCCGCCCGTGGACTGTTAACGAGCTGACCCATGCCATCGTGCGCCAGAGCCCCTCGCTCTCGGCCCTGCCGGAGCTCCTGCAGAAGGTCGGTGGTCGCCTCACCACTCTGCACAAGAACGGCGATGTCGCCTGTGTTAAGGTCTATGCCAAGGGCGAGCAGGACCGGGCAAGCGCGGTCTACTTTGCCAAGAACGTGGACGTGTTCTACGACCACCTCGACACCCCGCTGGGAGACGAATGACTTATGGACGTTATCTCACTCGACTTCGAAACGTTCTACTCGCAGGACTACAGCCTGTCTAAGATCACCACGGAGGAGTATATCCGTGACCCCCGGTTCCAAGTCATTGGGATCGGGGTGAAGGTCAACGACGGGCCGACCACATGGTTCAGCGGGTCGCATAAGAGTACCAAAGAGTTTTTGGCCCAGTACGACTGGGCCAACTCGGCGGTGCTTGCCCACAATATGATGTTTGACGGGGCGATCCTTTCGTGGCGCTTCGACATACGTCCCAAGGTGCTGTTCGATACCCTCTGCATGGCGCGTGCTATTCACGGTGTGGAAAAGAGCGCAAGCCTGAAAGCCCTCGCCGAGAACTATGCGGTAGGGGCTAAGGGCACCGAGGTGCTAGATGCCAAGGGGAAGCGCCGTGCCGACTTCACCGAAGAAGAACTCGCGGCCTACGGCAACTACTGCAAGAACGACGTGGACCTCACCTATCAGATTTTTAACCTGATGTTGGCTCGTGGGTTCCCGAAGTCCGAACTCAAGCTCATTGACCTGACACTGCGCATGTTCACTGAGCCGACGCTGGAGTTGGACAAGGAGCGGCTGGAGGTGCACCTGCAGAAGACGCAGGCCATGAAGGAAGACCTGCTCAAGTCCGCTGGGGTCGAGGACAAGGCAGACCTCATGTCGAACCCGAAGTTTGCCACGCTACTCGGTAAGTTCGGCGTGCCGTGCCCCATGAAGATCAGCCCCACCACGGGCAAGATGACCTACGCGCTGGCTAAGAGCGATCAGGGCATGAAAGACCTACTGGAGGACGATGACCCACAGGTGCAGGCGCTGGCTGCTGCCCGTCTCGGGGTGAAGTCTACGCTTGAGGAGACACGCACGCAGCGGTTTATCGACATCGCTGGGCGGGGCAACCTACCTGTGCCTGTGCGATACTATGCGGCGCACACCGGACGCTGGGGCGGGGATGACAAGATCAACCTGCAGAACCTGCCAAGCCGGGGGCCCAACGCCAAGGCGCTCAAGAAGTGCATCGTGGCACCCGAGGGCTACAGCATCGTTGAGTCCGACTCGTCACAGATCGAAGCGCGCATGCTGGCATGGCTGGCTGGGCAGGACGATGTGGTAGAGACATTTGCGTCTAAGGGTGACGTCTACAAGAAGATGGCCTCGGCGATCTACGGCGTGGATGAGGGTGACGTAACCAAGGACCAGCGGTTCGTCGGTAAGACCACGGTGCTGGGTGCAGGTTACGGCATGGGTGGAGAGAAGTTCCAGCTGGCGCTCAAGAACTCGGGCGTGGAGATCACGAAGGCTGAGGCGATTAAGATCATCTCGATCTACCGCGACACCAACGACATGATCTCAACCATGTGGAGGCAGGCTGGCACCACTCTGCGCTACATGGTGCGGGGCGACGCTGTGCCTTTCGGCAAAGAGGGGGTGCTTGGGGTCAATACATACGAACCCGGCATCGTGCTGCCCAACGGTCTACTGATCCGCTACGACGAGCTGCGAGAGGACGAGAACGACAAGGGCGGCACCGAATATTCCTACCAAACCCGCATGGGGCGCACCCGCATCTACGGGGGAAAGGTGGTAGAGAACGTCACGCAAGCCCTCGCGCGGCTTATCATCGGCGAGCAAATGATGCGTATCCGTCAAAAATACCGCGTTGTGTTGACAGTCCATGACAGTATCGTATGCTGTGTTCCTGACCCCGAAGCCGAAGCCTGCAAAGCCTACGTCGAGGAGTGTATGCGCTGGGTTCCTGCATGGGCCGAGGGCCTACCCGTGGACTGCGAAGCCGGTATCGGCAAGAACTATGGAGAAACGGAATGACGCTGGAGACTGCCGAAGATAGGCATGCGTTCATCAAGAAAGAGATCGAGCGCGCGTACACGAATGCCGACGATGAGTGGAAGAAGCAGTACTACCACAACGCGGCAAACTACTTGGCAAGGCACCGATACATAGAAGGTGGCCATCTCTGTGCCTTCTGCCGGTCGCAGGGGATGGCTGATCCGCACCACCACAACGTCTGGGGCTCTATGCTCTCGGCCCTGCGTAAGCTGGGGTGGATCGAAAAGATTGGCATGGTCGAACCGACCACTAAACATACGCACATCAACTCGGTGTGCCAGTGGGAAAGCAAGTTGTACAAATGAGCAAAGCAGGGGCATGGTCTTACAGCCGGATCAAAGCGTTCGAGACCTGCCCCAAGCAGTTCTACCACGTCAACGTCCTCAAGCAGTTCCCGTTCAAGGACACACCCGCCACCCTTTACGGCAAGGAGTTTCACACGGCCTGCGAGAACTACATCAAAGACGGAGTGGCCCTGCCACCGCAGTTCTCGTTCATGGAAGAGACCATGAAGAAGCTGGCTGACATGCCGGGACAGAAGCACTGCGAACTTAAGATGGGCCTGAACGCTGATCTGGAAGCCTGCGGCTACTTCGACAAGGCTGTGTGGTTCCGCGGCGTCGCCGACCTGATCGTGATTAACGGGGATACCGCCCGCTACATCGACTACAAGACGGGCAAGAGTGCGAAGTACGCAGACACGGGACAGCTGCAGCTCATGGCTCTGGCCATCTTCAAGCACTTCCCGCAGGTCAAGAAGGTCAAGGGCGCTCTGCTGTTCACCATCGCCAACGATATCGTCAAGCAGGACTACAGCGTGAGCGACGAGGGTGTTCTGTGGAGACCATGGATCGAGAAGTATGCGTCCCTCGAGAAAGCCTTCGAGAACGACGTGTGGAACCCGAAGCCGTCGGGGCTGTGCCGAAAGCATTGCCCTGTTACCGAATGCCCTCACAACGGTGGATGACATGAGCGACGAAGTGAGCATGGACGAGGCGGCGAACACCGCCCTGCTGTTGGAGCAGCATATCCAAGAGAAGCTGGCACGGGCGCTGGCAGACTTCATGTTCGGCGACTCTATTGGTTCCAAGGGCTCGGTGCACAGCGCTGTCGCGTCCGGCAATATGCCTTTCACCGCCATGGTCGTGCGGGATCAGCTGGTCCTGCAGTTCGTGCACTCCGAAACCTTCAAGAACAACGTCACCTACATGGTGAAAAACATCATCAGAGACGAGATGGAAGGGCTACGGAGAATGGTGCGCGAGGAGTTCGCACGTGGTATACTGCACAACACGTTCAACTCTAATCGCACAGGTTAGCCATGCCGTACACGAAATCGCCTCGCCCCTATAAGCATGAGTACCAGAAGCAGAAAGAGCGTGGTGAACACGAGGATCGCATGGAGCGCCAACGCGCCCGGCGCGCACTGGACAAGAAGGGTGTGGACCGCGCGGGCAAGGACGTGAGCCACAAGAAGGCTCTGGCCAAAGGCGGGACCAACGCCGACGGCTACAAACTGGAGTCACCCTCGAAGAACCGAAGCCGGAACGGTCACAAGCCCGGTGAAAAAAAGAGTTAGGCACAAGCCTAACACCTCGGAGAACAACATGCAGATCATCGACAATAAGGCGTTGCTTCTCAAGCTACGCAATCCAAAACAAGTCTCTACGATCATCCCAAAGAGCAAGGTGATCGGCGAGCACGAGGTCGTCGTCAACTGGGGTGTGCAAGAGGCACAGACCTTGCGCGGCCTGAACATAAAGGTGCCATCCCCCATCGAGGGCCGATACAGCTGGACTGGCAAGTATGCGCCAATGGCGCACCAGAAGACGACGGCGTCGTTCCTGACCCTGAACCAGCGGGCCTTCTGCTTCAACGAGGCCGGGACAGGCAAGACAGCGTCGGCCATCTGGGCGGCGGACTTCCTGATGAAGCAGGGCATTATCAAACGTGCCTTGGTGGTCTGCCCGATCTCGATCATGGACAGCGCGTGGCGTGCGGACTTGTTCTCCTTCGCCATGCACCGGACCGTGGGTATCGCCTACGGCACCGCCAAACAGCGCAAGCAGATCATCGCAGGCAAGCCCGACTTCCTCATCATCAACTACGATGGTCTGGAGATCGTCAAAGAAGACATCATCGCTGCGGGCTACGATCTGTTCATCATCGACGAGGCCAGCCACTACAAGAACTCGCAGAGCACGCGCTGGAAGGTGCTGAACTCGCTGGTCAAACCTGAGAGCTGGCTCTGGATGATGACCGGTACGCCTGCAGCGCAGGGGCCAGAGGACGCCTATGGCCTAGCCAAACTTGTCAACCCGACCGGGGTGCCGCGCTTCTTCGGGGCGTGGAAGGACATGGTGATGTACAAGGAGTCGCAGTTCCGCTGGAAGCCGAAGAAGACATCAACGGAGCTCGTGTATCGCGCGCTGCAGCCCGCTGTGCGCTTCACCAAGGAAGAGTGCCTCGACCTACCCGACATGGTCTACGTGAAGCGTGACGTGCCTCTGACGAAGCAGCAGGAGACGTTCTACAAGCGTCTCAAGAGCCAGATGGTCATGGAGGTGGCCGGAGAGCAGATCACGGCTGTGAACGCGGCTGTGATGATGGGCAAGCTGCTCCAAATTTCTGCAGGTGCGAGCTACACCGAATCCGGCGAGACAGTGCAGTTCGACATCAACAACCGCTACAAGGTGCTCAAGGAGACTATCGACGAGAGCACGCACAAGGTTCTGGTGTTCGTGCCGTTCAAGCACGTCATCGACATGCTGTCCGAGAAGCTGACCAAGGATGGCATCACCTGCGAAGTTATCAGGGGTGACGTCTCCGCCGGGGCGCGGACCGACATCTTCAAGCGGTTCCAGACCGACCCGAACCCTCGGGTGCTTGTGATCCAGCCGCAGGCTGCAGCGCACGGCGTGACGCTGACAGCAGCTAACACTGTGGTCTGGTGGGCACCGACATCCTCGCTCGAGACCTACGCACAGGCCAACGCCCGGGTGCACCGCAAGGGTCAGTCCAACAAGTGCACCGTGGTGCAGCTGCAAGGTTCTGGCGTAGAACGTCGTGTCTATAAACTGCTTGATGAGAAGATTGACGTCCACACAAAGGTTGTCGATCTTTATAAAGAAATGCTTGACTAGTGCAAAGAATGTAACTAAATGTCATGTCTTGATAGTGCAGGAGAACCACTATGACTGAGGAAAATACAACCGAGGACGCCCAAGCTGAGGAAGAAGTGTCCCCGGAGAAGTTCACAAAAGTCTACCTGAAAATCCGTGAAAAGCGGGCCGAGCTCAAAGCGCAGTTCGAACAGGAAGACTCCAAGCTGGAAGCACAGCTCAACGCGATCAAGTCGGCACTGCTCGACTACTGCAAGAAGCAGGGCGTTGACAGTGTCCGCACCCAAGCCGGACTGTTCTACCGTGGCATCAAGACGCGCTACTGGACGAATGACTGGGACTCGATGAACCGCTTCATCTTGGAGCACGGTGTCCCTGAGTTCTACGAGAAGCGCCTGAACCAGACCTCGGTGAAGCAGTTCCTCGAAGAAAACCCCGACGTGCTGCCTCCCGGCCTGAACGTGGACAGCGAGTACGTCATCACTGTGAGGAAGAAGTAATGACCACTGAAACCGAAACCCCCTTCGTGACCATCGAGGTTGTCGCTAAGCGCTTCATCGTGTCTGTCGCAACCGTGCGCACGTGGGTCAAGACGGGTGCGATCCCGAAGCACACGTACCTCAAGATCGGAAACACCTACCGGTTCAATTTGCCGGAAGTTGAGACCGCACTAACCAGCGGGCACAAAGAGCCCGTGCAACTGGAGCTCGATCTGGGAGATCGCGAATGACCAAAGGTGATTATCGGGTCGGAGTTAGCTTCAACCCGTCTGGCAACGACATCGTCCATCAGATCAAACAGCAGGCTGCGGACCTGATCGACCTGATTGACGAGATTCCGTCCCTCGGGGCCGAGACAGAAGAGCAGCTTGTGCGGGCAGCGGAAGTCGCCCGTCTCAAAGCGCTCGCGCAAACTCACATCGAAGATGCGGCGATGTGGGCGGTGAAAGCCGCGACTAAACCCGCGTTCAACAAAAACTGAGGAGAACTACTATGGGTGAAATGACCCTTTTTGGCGGCAACAACCCCCTTGCAAACAGCGACCTCTTCAAGTCGCTGCAGGCGATGAACAAAACCCTCTCGGGTGGCGTCGGCAGTGCAGGCAAGCGCCTCTCGATCAAGGGCGGCAAGTTCCGTCTTTTCGTGGACGGTGAGCAGGTCTCCGTGTCCAAGTCCGACACCATGAACATGGTTGTCGTGAACGCTGCGTCGATCTCGCGGACCTACTATGAGGGCACCTACGACCCGAACAGCACCTCTCCGCCCGTATGCTGGTCGGTGGACACCAAGACCCCGGCCCCCGATGTTCCGGCGGATCAGCGTAAGGCATCGCGCTGCGCCGACTGCCCCATGAACGTGAAGGGCTCCGGTGCAAACAACGGACGTGCGTGCCGCTTCAACCAGCGCTTGGCCATCACTCTCGAGGGTAAGCCGGACGAGGTCTACCAGCTGCAGCTGCCCGCGACCTCCATCTTCGGCGAAGCCAAGGGCGGCGACATGGGCATGCAAGCCTATGCCAAGTTCCTCGATGCACACGACACGCCGATCATCGCGGTCATGACTGAGATGCGCTTTGACGAGGACGCGGAGACGCCGAAGCTGTTCTTCAAGCCCGTGCGACCTCTGACTGGTGATGAGCTGGAAGCTGCTGTTGCGGCCAAGGACAGCGAAGATGCAGTCAAGGCCATCACGCTGACCGTCTCGCCGACGGGCGGCAAGAAGGATTCCGCTGCAGGGACCAAGAGCTACAACCCTGCCAAGGAAAAGATCATCGTCGATGACGAGGTGGAAGAGCCGAAAAAGGCCGAAGCCAAGAAGGCTGCGCCTCCGCCGACTGACAAGAGCAACCTCTCCGCTCTTGTTTCGGAATGGGACGACGAGTAATCCTTAATAGGCTGGCCGCGACGGGGTATAAAAACAACCTCGCCTCGTCGCGGCAACCCAACCTAGTAGAGTGGCGGCAATGAATACATCGACGTTTTTGCAGGCCGTCCTTGGCACTGCGGGCTCCTACTGCGTTCTAGCTCTCGGCGAAGGCCGACGCATTCAGAAGTTCTACGACACAATTGAGCAGCTTGAGCAGGCTGCGAACAACTTCGACGAAAACGGCTTCGATGCCTACTATGCCCTCGGCACTTTCGAGGAAGCGGGTTCACGTGAGGCCGAGAACGTCAAGCAGATGCGGGCGTTCTACATGGACCTCGACTGCGGGGTTAACCTCCGCACGGGCAAGGCAAAGGACTTCCCAGATCAAGCGGCTGCCATCGTGGCGCTCAAGAGCTTCGTCAAAACAAACAAGCTGCCGAAGCCGTTTCTCGTAAACTCCGGGTACGGGGTGCACGTCTACTGGCCGCTCTCACAGCCCGTTGACCTAATGACGTGGCTCCCGGTGGCAGAGAAGCTCAAGGCGCTGGCCAAGGCACAGGGGTTCAAGGCCGACGAGAACGTCACCGCCGACGCCGCCCGCGTTCTGCGAGTTCCGGGGACGCACAACTACAAAGGAGACGACCCCAAGGCCGTATCATTCTTCGGGGTATCTGAGCCCGAGCCCGTGCAGTTCTTTGACTTTGCAAGCCTGCTGGCGTCTGTCGAAGGCGGTTCGGGTTTTGTAGCACCGGCGCGCAAGTATACCCCGGCAGTGACCAACAGCGCGATGATGAACGCCCTGATCGGGAAGCGCGAAGCCTCGTTCAAAATGATTATGCAGAAGACTATCGCTGGCAAGGGCTGCGCCCAGCTGGCGTTCTGCGTAGAGAACCGGGCCTCTCTGGAAGAACCCATGTGGCGGGCGGCGCTGTCTATCGCCAAGCACTGCAGCGATGCGCCGAGGGCTGTGCGTGCTGTCTCTGAGGGCCACCCCGACTACGACGAGCACGACGCCATGAAGAAGGCTGACCGCATCGCGGGGCCATACCTCTGTGGGCGGTTCGACGAATACAACCCGGGTGGCTGCGCAGGCTGCCCGCACCTGAACAAGATCAAGTCCCCCATCGTGCTTGGCCAGCAGTTCAAGGAAGCCGAGCCGGAGGACAACATCGTCGAGGTCGCTGACCCCGAGCAGCCCGATGCACCGCCGAAGACCTACGAGATACCCTCGTACCCTAGCCCCTATTTCCGGGGAAAGAGCGGCGGTGTTTTCATCCGGGCCACTGATGACGACGGAGACGTCATTGAACGCGTGGTCTGGCACAACGATCTCTACGTTGTGCGGCGCTTGACAGACCCCGAGCAGGGTGAAGTCATCGAGATGCGTCACCATCTACCGATGGACGGGGTGCGCTCCTTTGTGGTCCCCCTCTACGTGGTCACGTCGAAAGACGAATTTCGCAAGGTTCTCGCCACGTATGGCGTTATGGCAATCAACAGGGAAGTGGATGCGATCATGAGCTTTACACAAAGCATGGTTAAAGACCTGCAGATCACCACGCAGGCTGACAATGCACACCGCCAGTTCGGCTGGCTACCAGACTTCAAGGGCTTCGTTCTCGGCGGACAGGTCATCCATGCCGACCACGTCGAGTTCAACGCACCGTCGGCGGCAACGCGCGGTATGATTGACTTCTTCGAGCCCAAGGGCACGCTGGACGGCTGGCGGGACGCCGTCAACTTCTACAACAAGCCGGGGTTCGAGCTGCACCAGTTCATCACCTGCGTCGGTTTCGGCTCAGTGCTGATGAAGTTTCTCCCCATCAACGCGTCGCTCCTGCACCTGTGGTCTAAGGACTCGGGCTTCGGTAAGACCCACGCCCAGTATGCAGCCCTGTCCCCGTGGGGCGATCCGCGCAAGCTGCTGCTCAAGCAGGACGACACCCATAACTCCAAGATGAACCGCGCCGATGTGATGCACAGCCTGCCGGTTTGCATGGACGAGATCACCAACATCCGACCGCAGGACGCCTCAGAACTTATTTACCAGATCACGGGCGGTCAACAGCGCAATCGGATGTCCTCGAACGGCAACACCGAGCGCTACCGCGGAGAGCCGTGGAACCTGCTGTTCATCTCGTCAGCCAACTGCAGCCTGATCGACAAGGTGGCGATGGCCAAGGCAATGCCGAAAGCTGAGGCGCAGAGGGTTCTTGAGATCGAGACGAGCAGGCTGTTCACCGAGAAGGCCGACAAGCGCCTGACCGATGCGTTCAGCAACCAAATCCAGAACAACTACGGGCATGCCGGGATCATCTTCATCCAGTACGTCATGTCGAACCTGTCGGAGACGCGGCTCCTCGTTGAGACGCTGCAGCGCCAGATCGACACCGCTGCGGACCTCGGGCCTGAGAACCGTTTCTGGTCAGCGGCAGCGGCCACCGCTCTTGCAGCGGCTGTGATCTGTAAGCACCTCCAGCTGCTCGACTATGACGTGCCTACCCTGCGCAGCTACATCCTCAAGAACATCCTCAAGGGGAACAAGGCTGCCAGCGCTGATATGTCCCTCGACCCGATGGACCTCGTGACTGCCTACACCTACCAGAACTTGGGCCGCATCCTGCAGATCAAATCGACGCTCGACCGCCGCAGCAAGGACTACGTCAACGGCATCGACGAGCTGGTTGTGCCGGATCAACAGCCTCGCACCGCCGACATTGTGGGCCGCTACGAGACCGACCTGAACATCCTCTACCTCCTGCCGACACCGTTCAAGGCATGGCTGGCTGAGCAGCAGGTCAACTACAACTCGGTCATCGCCGAGCTCAAGACCAAGTATCAGGCCAAGAAGACCAAAGTGCGTCTGACCAAAGGCACCAAGCTGCAGATGCCCGTAGCCGATGTCATTGAGGTGCCGATTGTGCTAAACGATCCGAATGGCGAACAAGATAAATGACCTAGACCCAGATGGGGTGCGGATCATCGTACCTTGGGATCAACTGCACGTAGGGGGCTCGATATTTGTCCCCTGCGTAAACATCGACCTCTGCCGCAGGCAGGTTGACAAGGTCGCGGAGAGGTTAGGCATGAGACTAACATGCCGCCAAAGAGTGGAGTACCAGCTCTTGGGGTTGCGTATTTGGAGAACCGCATGATATTGTGCGCCTGACAGAAGAGCTTGCCGCCAGCTCGCCTCCTGTTGTTCTTCATCCTGACCCCGGCTTCGCGCCGGGGTCTTTTTTATCCGGCCCAGAGAGACGTGTCCTCGTCGAACTCGCTTATGTACTGCTCTGCGCGACCCCGCCCAGTTGGGCTGAACGATGCACCGCCGATCATTTCCTGCGACCGCTGCTGGAAGCCGCGCTGCGACCGGGTGAGGGTCTCGCCAGAGATGGCATCCTCTGGGTACTTGCGGCTGAACTCTCGCATCTCTTTGAGAACCTCGCGCACCTCAGCAAAATCGCCCTCACGGAACGCAAGATTGTACTTGCGAAGCAGCTGACGCTTCTTCGACCGAACAGCCTCGTCGATCTTCTTCGCCCCAGACACGCGCTCCTGCTCCCGTGCATACGCACCGGGGGTGTAGCCGATCATCTGCAGGGCGATGTCCAAGTTGGACACAGGGATGACCTCGTCGCCGCGGAGAGTGGTCGCGCCTTCTGTGGCAAAGCGAGTTGCCTTCATCCCACTCTTGATGACCGACGGCATCATGGCTTCCACGCCGCGATACAGCTCCCCTTGCGACAACAGCTCGATACCACGTTCGGTGTTCATGAAGACACCGACTGCCGGGCCCCCGAGCATCTCAAACAGATCGTACAGAACGCTCTGGTCCTTCTCGATCTTGTTTTCGCGGAAGATGAGCCCGCTCATCGAGATGCGCGAGGCGATTTCGGCACCAGTGAGATAGTTCAAGGCCCCGTGGTAGAACGGCTCCTGCAGGAACTTCTCGATAACGACCTCTGCCGGTTCCTCATCGTCGTCGGTGAACAAGAGGTTGAACACCGCCATCAGTTCCCCGAAGAACGGCAGACCTTGCACACCAGCGAACAGGGCGGTCGTGCCGAGCATACCGATGATCTGGTAGCGCGCGACTGCGCGGTCTTCCTTTGTTGCTCCGCGTAGGGCCTGATTGGCGGTGCCGATGATGTACCGGGCCATGTGCAGACCGAACCGCTTGAACATGAACACCACAGAGCCGACAGCGCTCTGAGCGAAGCGCGGTGCGGTGGAGGCACCGATGCTGCCGTTGATGCGTTCAGTGATCTCGATGGCCTTCTTGGCAGCGGCGATCTTGGCCTCTCGGCTAACAGGCCCAGTGATTTTACCCAGCTCGAGATTGTAGGCGGCGACGGCCATGGTCTGACGGTTGAACCGTTCAGCTTGGTGCATCAGGAAGCCCGACCACTGGTTGATCCTTTGCAGGAACCCCGACTCTGCATCGAGCATTTCCTGCGCCATTGAGTTGGTCAGCATGCCGTTGGCAGAGAGCGTTTCAACCAGAACGTCCAAGTTCGAAAGTTTGTTGCGCAGGGCTTTCGGGATGGGCTTGTCAGACCGGAGAACGTACTCCCCGTTATCGTTGACCTCGAAGTAGTTGGCCACAGAACCGAAGTCGTCAACGCTGGAGGAATCCCGCAGCACCATGCCATCCGGCCCGAAGGAGCGAACCCGCTTGGTCTTGCCTGCGTTCATCAGCAGTCGCCCTGCCGACCCAAGTTCACGAATAGACGCCCCCATGCCGTAACGCCCGCCAAGTTCGGTGGTCCCGACCATGGGAATCTGCATCAGGTTGTTGAGCGCAGCGGCGACGCTGAACCCGAGGGTCATGCCGAAGGTAACGCCACGAGCAACCTGCGCTGTTCCGCTAACCCGTGGGCTCTGTGCAAACGTAGCACGGTCCATGAACTCGTCATGGTAGGCAATAACCGCCTGCTTTTCACCTGCGGTCAGGTCCTGCGACCTTTTCAGGTTGTCGAGCGTCGTCCGTGAGGTATTTTTCAGGGCTTGGATTTTGGCCCCGTACTTGATGTTCGCCAGCTGGTAGGCCAGCGACGAAGTCTTTTCAGCCAGTGCCTGCACCATGTCCGTCGGACGATCAACTACGCCGAGCGGGGTGATATCCCCCATGAAGCCCCGCGTGCCTTTACGCTTGTTGAAGGACTGCATGATCGAGTGTTCGGGGGTGAACCGCACGAACATATCTTGGACGGCGGCAATAGCGGCCTCTGCTCGCGCTTTTGAGTCCGGGTCAGCTGAGCCCGAAACCAAGCTGCCGATGATGTTGATAGCGCCCTGTGCGAACTCGGTCGGTACGGGTCTGTCGGGGTTGTATCCCGTCGGTCGCGGAAGCTCCTCGAAGTTGCTCGCGACGGGCTGGCCGTTGGCATCCACGGTTGCCTCAAGCTTTCTGCGGAACTGGTCTCGTTCCCACACCGTGTTGAACGCCTGCACGAACTGAGTCGGTGGCTTGCGTGATACGCCCGTGTTCGGGTCAACGACAGCCGGTGCCGTGGTGTCCTCCGCGGTGTAGGTCAGCCAGAAGTCGCCTTTCCGCATCAAGGTGAAGTAGGGGTCGATGGCCTTCTCTTCGTCGAGCTTCTGCATCAACCGTGCGATCAGCTGGTTCTGAGTGGCCTTGTCGTCGGTCATCTCCTTCACGCGCTCTGACAGCACAGCTTTGATGTCCTCGCGGAACTGCGCAAACATGTTGCGCACCGTCTTGAACAGGTTCCGCATTTCTCCGGTGGAGTCCGAATTGCGCAGCTCGTTGTTCAGCTCGTGCCAGACGCGGGTCTTGTCCTTGTCCATGATGTATTTGGACAGCGGTTGCGTCGGATCGACTTCTTCCAGCGTGGCGCGGCCCATGATCGACATGAGCTTGGAGTACATCTCTGGCTGCTTGTTGGCATAGGCCAGCATGTCTTCCATCACGCCCTTGGCGCGTTCTTCCATCGCAACAATCTCGCCGCGACGGAGGTCGTCCAGCGCTTTGAGTTCTGCGATCTGGGGGAAGTACTTCCCGGCGAGATCGTTGAACCAGTCAAGGTGCAGAAGGCCGAGCAGCGCGCGACGCACCGGCATCGGAGTGGATGCCTTCATCTGGTCGGCGAGTTTGTTTCGACCCGCAGGGCTCCACGGATCAGCGCTCTGCAGGGCGTTGTTGATCGTGGCTTCCGCGACGCGCGGGCTTAGTCTTGCCCGCTTGAACACCTCTGCGGGCAGCACATCGGGTGCGGTTGAGAGCATGCCCTCGACGAGCCGCTGGAACTGATCCATTGCGGTCTCTTTGCTGTAAGCAATATCCGTCTTTGTCTTTCGCGGGTATGGCTTGGACGGCAGGCCGACGAGGGAACGCATCAGGTTGGTGATGATCTCTGTAGCTTTTTGCAGGAAGTTCAGCGGTACTTCGCGCTGCACTTCGGTCTCGGTCAGATAGGTCGTGCGCTCCATGAGGTCGCGCAAGCCGTTGTCGCTCTCGCCGAAAGCAACGCGACCGAAGACTTCCGCCAAAAACTCAGGCAGGTTCTTGAGCCCATAGAACTCGTCGGCGTAGTTTCCAAAAGCGTCGCGCCCGATGCGGGACTGCAAATCTTTCAGGAGTGTCTCGAGCTGCTTGACGACCGGGTGGTTAGGCATCGTGTAGGCGAGCTCTACAGTAACAGCGTGCGCCATCTCGTGCATAAGCACATGGGCGTCCATGCCGGTCTGCCCGTTCAGATAGATAAAGTTGCGGCGCTCATCGGGAGCGTTCTTGCCTGCACCCCAATACCTTCCGCGCGCCATGCCGATGTGTTCGGCGGAATCTCCGGGGTAGAGGACCTTGACCCTCGTAGTCCCGGCCATATCGGCAAAGCGAGCTGCGAGCTTGGCGAGCTCCTTGTTATTTGTCGTCGCCGAGAGCGCCCGCAATGCCAGCCGGAGATTTCCACCGTCCAACGCCATCTTGACCGAGTAATGCAGCTCACGGTCCAGTGCAGCCAGCGGATCAGTGGACATGTCCTCGACGATATAGCCGGACTCTTTCGCCGCCTCAGTCTCCGCGGCTTTAGCTTCGAGGCGGGCCTTCCGTTTCAACGCCACATGGTCGAGGTCAGCGATCCACGTCTTTTGGTTCTTGTTCTGCTGCTCGCTCAGAGAGATGCGGAAGTCGAGTTCGTTCTGCACCGCAGGGGACATCCGGGCCCGGATGAACTCCAAGGCTTGTTTGGCGGCTACACTGCCGGTCCCCTGCATAAACTCACGTTGGTAATCCGGCGTGCCCGGCTCTGCACGGTACTTGCCGTATGGGGCCGTCAGGTCATCGACCACCATGAGGATGGCATCCATAGGACGCTCAACCTTAGAAAAGTAGAGCTTGGCTGCGGCCCCCTGCGGAGACATGCCCGCGTCGCGCGTAGCGAGAAGGCTCACCACGAGGCGCTTGTCGTTTGCTGTCAGTTTGTCCGCAACGCGCGCCTTGTTCTCGGGCTCGTTCAGGAATGTTGCACCGCGCTTCACATTCGGCGGAGTGACCGCCGCATAGCGGTCGGCCAGAACCTTATCCAACTCGGCGTCGGCATTGGTTTTAGGAAGCGGCGGAGTCGGGCGGATGCCCGGCCCCATGCGGTATAGAGGAACAACAGGGCGCGTCAGGCTCGGCGGCGGGCCGAGAGGGGTGGGGGTCAGTGCAGGCTGCTCTGCTCCCGCTGCTGTATCAGCACCCATAGGCACCGACAAATCTCCTCCCAGTCCTCCGCCTGCAGGTGCTGTAGGCTCTTGGGCGGGCTGAGCGTCGCCAGCGGGCTGTCCGAGTCCTTCCACGCCTTGTCCACCACTCGGAACGCCAGCTCCCACTTCTTCTGGCTTAGCTTCTGCAATCTGGGTGACATCGGAGACCTCCGGCGCAGGGGCGACTTCCTCTTGGGCAATCTGTTCCGTGACGACCTCCGGCTCGGCGGCGGGGGTGACCGCGGCTTTCGGGACATCTGGAACCTTCGGCTCGGCAAACAAATCCCCCTGCACGGGCTGGCCGGTAATGAGAGACGTGGCGAGCGCCTTCTGCTCGGGCTTTGTCTTGGGGTTCTGGGCCCAGCTGTCCAGCGCCTTGATGACTTTCGCGTCCTGCACGGGTTTGCCGACCAGCTTACGCAACGACGCCGACTTGGCCGACCCGACACCCAACTGCGTTACCAGATCATCCGTCAGGACTTGCTCAGGCTTCGGCTCGGGGCCTTTCGCCATTGGAACAGCAGTGCGCGTCGGGGCATACTGCGCCGCAGCACGCTCGAAGGCGTCGGCCTCACTCTCAGGTTCCGGCAGTTCTACCGTGGGCTGCGGCGCTACCGCCGGGGCCGGAGGAGCCTCAAACAGTTCTTTCTGCGTTGTAGCACCAAACTCCGAGGCATACGCCGAGTCCGGCAGATCGGGCGGCATTGCACCGGGCACCGAGGCGGTAGCCTGCGTCTCCATGGTGCTCTTGAAGGCACCGAGCTGGGCTTGGACAGGCTCCGGCAGCTCTGAGATGTAGTTCAGCGCAGCTCTTGCTGCGAGCTGCTCGGCCTCTGGCTCGCTCGCACCGCTGTCCAACGCAACAGCAAGGCGTTCATCGTAGATACCCCGCGCATCGACCGTGCGCTCAGTGACCTCTTCTTCGGAAACAGTGAGAGCCGCGATCTGCGGCGCTTCCGGCGGAGCCTCTGGTGGTGCTTCGCCCTGCGCGGGCGGCGGGGCTTCGCCCGGCCCAGCTTCCGCTACGCGAGGTCCAGCAATACCTCCGATACCACCGGCACCCAATCCGAGCACGCCACCAGCCACACCAGCGTCGATGTATTCTTGGATGGCGTCTTCGCTATCGACAGGCAGGCCTGCCTGCTGACGCTCCAGCATCTGCTGGCCGATTTCGTTCAAGCTCTCGGTCGTACCACCAACAGCGGCACCGGACGTCACTCGCGTAAAGAGCTTGGCACCGGGGCGCAAGAAGACCCCCGCCCCTGCGAGGGCGTTAGTTACAGCAGTGAGCGCCGACTGTCCGACCGTGGCACCCAGTGCGTCTGTGAGGTCCACAGCCTCTTTGCGGCCAGCTGCCACTTCTTCCTCTTGGCGCTGCACGTTGGCACCGAACAGCATCGGTGCTTCAACAAGACCGGAGCCCACACCGAAACCAACCAGAGCCCCACCGGGGCCAGCGGTCAGACCGCCAGCGACAGCACCAGCCGCACCGCCCGCGAGACCAACGCCAAGTTGCGGAATCTGTTCACCTGCGATCTCACCTGCATAGCTGAGCCCTGCGCCAATCGTCGGGAAGAAACCTTCGGCAGCCGCTACATCTTGGCGGGTTGTCGGTGCGGGCTGCAACAGGCTCAGTTTAAACTGGCGCTGCGCCGCCGCTTCCTCCATACCCCGACCGTATTCGGCAATGCTGGGCAGCCCCACCTGCTGGCCAATAGTCTCGACCGTGGTGCCAAGCACAGACTTCGCACCGGCCTTACCACGCTCAAAACCACGCCCGATGGCGGTGCCATCATCAGGGGTCGGGGGAGCAAAGCCGAAGCGCTGGGAAAAGTCCTGTACAAACGCGCCTTCTTGCTCGTCCAGATATGCACGGATGCGCGCCTGTTCGGACTCAGAAGGGGTATCGCCCTTGATCTTGACGCTGTAGGTCTTCCCGCTGATGCGGCCCGGAACCTGAATGACACCCATGCGAAGACTCCTCTGCTTGGCCAGAGTATACGCAACGGTGCCGCTTTAGGCTAGTCTGGTTATTGCCAGTCCTAATCTGACAGATCGGCGACCCCGTCACCTCCACCGGACTCGGTCATAGTCAATGCACCCAGCTGGCTCGCGGCGGACATGTAGTTGTTATAGGCGGAGTCGTACTGCTTCTGGGCGTTATCGAGGGCCATCAGCTGGCTCGCAGCCATAGCGTCTCCTCCCTGCGCAGCCTCGGTGAGCATAGCGGCGAACGTGGCCGGGTCCTGCCCACCGGTCATGGAAGCCAGACGAGACTCTGCGATGTCCAACATGTACTTCTGCTGAGTCATGATACCGCTGGCGCTAAGCGGTTTGAT